TGAGGAAAGACGATATTATCATTTGCAGCGAGTTGTCCCGCCTCGGACGTAACCTATTTATGATTATGGAAATACTGAATATTTGTATGGCAAAAGAGTGTCGCGTTTGGACAATCAAGGACAACTACCGCTTAGGTGATGATATACAGAGCAAAGTCCTCGCCTTTGCTTTCGGACTGTCCGCTGAGATAGAGCGGAACCTTATCAGTCAGCGGACGAAAGAAGCATTAGCAAGAAAAAAAGCAGAAGGTGTGAAGCTTGGACATCCTCGAGGTTTTCGATGTAAACTTAATGATAAATGCGCTATTAAGCATGAATGGATAATAAAGGAACTCTCTAAGGGTACGGAAAAAACAGTTATAGCCAAGAAACTAAAGGTCTCTAAGACAACCTTCTATCGTTACCTTGTGTATACAGGTCTTCATACACCTGCAAATTGTAAACAAGAGGGATGGAAAGAATATGGGATATATCATTAAATATAAAGTATGAATACACTATATAAATTAATAACAGATACTGCATATCAGGTAGGAATAAAAGTACTTTCAGATGCACGTTGTTGTCAACTATTAGCATGGGTACTAGAGATAGGTGGTTATACAGAGGAAAGTACTCATAATGTTAAACTTAATCAAGATATTCATATAGCACAGAAACGACTTAATATATTAGGTGGAGAGTTACCTAATATGGAATTGATAAGCTTATTTAATGAATATCATTCAGAGCTTTTAAATTATTTAAATAAAAAATCAGAAAAACCTCAATGGTTAATAGACTTTGAAAATTACTATAAATTGAAACCTTATAAAAATAATTAACAACCCGATTTGAGGGGAGATTGAGTGCGCATAAATCTTTATCAAATCTCTAATTTCAAATCAAAATGAACGAGTATCAAGAGTTTTTAAAGAACAAAATCAAGATAGCTCCTAAGCAAGGGTTTCCTTGTAGCCTTGATGAGATTAACCCACGAATGAAGCCCCACAACCGATTAATGGTAAAGTGGATGGTAGAGGGTGGTAGGCGTGCCTGCTTTGCTTCTTTTGGACTTCACAAGACCGTTACCCAGCTGGAAGCAGCGCGAGTAGTCCTTCAAAAGGCAGGAGGTGGCAAAGGGCTAATAGTTTGCCCGCTATCTGTACGACAAGAGTTTATCGAGGACGCTAAAAATATCCTTGGTTGGGAGGTAGCCCCTAAGTTTATTCGTCGTATCGAGGAAACAGATGACAAGGATGGGATATACCTCACCAATTATGAAAGTATCAGAGACGGCAAATTAGACCCTCGACACTTTCAGGTAGCAAGCCTTGATGAGGCCAGTATCCTCAGAGGTTTGGGAGGCTCTAAAACGTTCCGTGAGTTTATGAGGTTATTCACAGGCGAC